AAGCCACAAGTTTGACTTCTGATTATCGTCAAGCACAAAAATGGTTATCGCGTTGTCCTCATCAGAATTTTCAAACTGATGGAAGGGCTATAATGGTATGGTTATTGCAGGAAAAACCAGTTCAATCTGCTCGTCGTGTAGCAATGTATCTTAAAAGCCTATATCGTTGGGCAAGTCAAGAAGATGTTGGTTTAATTGAACGCAACCCTATTCAATCGTTTAGGATGCCTAAAGCGCCACAACGCGATGAAGAAATCATTGTCATTCCACGTAATGAACTTAATGTTGTCTTCTCAACCTTAGCTGATAAACGTACGTACAAATCAACTAATTGGGCAGCTTATGCTGAGTTTATGCTTCAAACAGCAATGAGAACCGGTGAAGTACGGGCGCTAATGTGGGAAGATATTAAGGATAATAAAATCCTTGTTCACCGCAACTACACCCTTACTCACGGGCTTAAACACAGCACCAAAACAAATAAAAAACGTTGGGTTCCTCTCAACGATAAATGTCAGCAAATTCTTTCTACTCTTGATAGCAACAACAAGTTCCTTTTTCCTTGGGACCGGTTGGCTTATCAAAGTTACTTCCGAAAGAAAATGCAACAACTTAAGGCTGCTGAGTTGATCTCTAATCTTTATCGTCCTTACGATCTGCGTCACACTGCAATCAGTCGCTGGATTGAGGCTGATATTCCTATTGCTCAAGTTGCTGCCTGGGCAGGAAACACTGCAGATGTGATCTGGAAACACTACGCAAACACCACTCAAGAGTACAACATTCCTAACCTTTAAACCTATGTCTGATACCAATACCAGCTATACCTGGCGCGTTGCAAACCTTGAACGCGAAACTAGCGACGGTTACGTTTACACCATTCACTACACTGTGGATGCCAAAGACGATACCTACAGCGCTGGTGCTTACGGCTCTATTGGCCTTGAGCGCCCTGAAGGCGATCTGATTCCGTTCAGCGAACTGACTGAGGATCAAGTGGTCATGGAGTGGCTGCTGCCTAAGATTGGCGAAGAAAAGGTCCAAGAAATCCACGCAGCACTTCAGACTCAACTTGATGAGCAGCGTCAGCCCACTAAAGCCTCGGGACTGCCCTGGGCTTGATTCTTACAAACCCTAACCGGTAATTACCAATGCTTACCATCCTTGGCCTTAAGGTTTCCTACGAAACTCTGCTTTTCCTTGGCCTGTTCGTTGCCTCCGAAGTGATTGGCAACAGCAAACTGAAATCGAATAGCGTTGTCCAAATCATTCTTGCTGGCATCAACGCCCTGAAGCCTCTGCGTAAAGAGGACGACAAACTCCAACAACTCAAGGATACCTTCAAATGAGTATCCGGCTGACTGACGTAGCCAAGTACTACAAAGGTTTGCCCAACCAAATCAAAGCCCTCCAAGCCCTTGAGAAACTCTTGGGTAAGGAGGGCCTTTCTGATTCTCAGGAATGGGTTCAACTGTGGAGGCTTCCTCCCGCTGAACCTCCCAAGCAGCAATTCACTAATACATGGGATGGCATCGAAGCTGCTGCTGCTGCAGCTGGTGCCAAGTTTCCTGAAGTTGTGGCAGCCCAATGGGCACTTGAGTCTGCGTATGGCACCGCTCTGAGCGGTAAGAACAACTTCTTTGGCATTAAAGGTCCAGGGACGGTTAAGACCACCTGGGAAGATTACGGCAACGGTCCAGTCACGATCAAAGCATCGTTTATGGACTTTGCTACTCCTTATGACTGTGTGAACCATCTGGTCACCCAGTGGTACAAAGATTACAAGGGCTACAAAGGTGTTAACCGTGCAGCCACCCGTGAGGACTGTGCGTTCCTCCTGAAGCGTGAAGGATACGCCACCGATCCCGTCTACGCCCAAAAACTTATCCGCTTAATGGAGCAGAATGATTGAGGGAGTTATCACTGCTGCCATTGCAGCGTTGACAGGAGTTGTTGCTCTCCATGGCAAGTTGAACCAACGTATTGGTGAAGTCGATAGCCGTATTGATCGCGTTGAGTTGCGTATTGCAGAGAAGTACGTCCAACGTGAAGAGCTGTCGACTGCTCTCAAAAAGATGGAAGACCACATGGTCCGCATCGAAAACAAACTAGATCAAATTGCTCTGCGTCATGGCTAATAAAAAGAAAGCCTCGGAGGATATGTTTAACGAGCTTCATAACCTCGTAACAACTGAGTTCCTCCAACGCATTAAATCCGGTGAAGCCAGCACACAAGACCTTAAAGCCGCGTGTGATTGGCTAGCCAAAAACGACATCAGTGGGGTTGCTTATGACGGCAATCCCCTTGATAAACTGGCGTCTGTGATGCCTAAAGTAGACCCTGAAATGGTGCAACGGAGGCTGTATGGCTCAAAGCACATCTGAGTACTACAAACAAAACCCAAAGGCACGACAGCGCCGACAAAAGCAGCAATCAAAGTACAACAAAACCAACAACGGTTTAAAGATTCGTACTGCTGCTAACAAACTAAATAGAAAACTTGGCACATATGGTAATGGTGATGGGATGGATGCATCTCATACCGGACCTGATAAAGGAAAGCTGGAAAAGCCCGCTACTAACCGACGTAGACCACGTACTAATCAAAAGTACGCATGACCCCGTTACTACCTACGCCTGATCACTACCTCCAAAACCTAATAACCATGACTAGTCCAGAAGCAAAACGGCTCTGGAGAAGAGCCATTAAGGAACACTTCAACTGTCAATGCGTTTATTGTGGAGAAACTTATGAATTACATGAACTTACACTTGACCACGTACGTCCTCGCTGTCTTGGTGGGGAAGACCTTACATCAAATCTTGTACCCAGCTGTTGGGAGTGTAATCAGGCAAAAGGTAGTAGCAACTGGCTACAATGGATGAGAAGCACATTCGGTATAACGCCAAGAGAGAATCTAATCCTTTCACACATTAACTAATTATGCCAGCTTTAAACGAAGCTCAACGTAAACGGCAGCGTATGCTGCAGAAACAACGTGAAGAAGCCTATGCCGCTTCTATGCGTGCCAAGCCTGGTCAAAAAGGCCAACAAACTGGTGCTCAAGGGGCAGCATCTAAAGGAGAAACTATTGGTGGTGCACCTCAACGTGTTCGTGTTAAGAACCCCGTTAAAAGTAAACAGCTTACTGCTGATGAAGCACGTACTCCTAAAGTAGAAGCAGGTAAGTCTGATCCTGAGTTTCGTCGGCCAACTCCTGCTGAAAAGCAACCGGCTAAACCGGCTATGCGTGCAGCTCAACAGCCTACCACCGCTACTAAAGCTCCCGCCGCTAAGCCCGCTGAAAAGCCTAAGGCACCTGTTTCAACTGCATCCACTTATCGTGATCCTTCCGACACCAAAAGGCTGTCTGTAGGTCGGTATCGTACGCTGGAAGAGCACCGAGCTGCTGTTCAAGCTAACAAAGCTTTGAAAATTGGCAGCAAGTTTGATAAGACTATGGATGTTTACACTCCGTCTACCAAGATGGAAGGTAAAGAAATGGACACCTCTAAGGTTACCGCTAAAACCGAAGAGTACAATAAAAAGAAGCGCAAGAACCTTAAATAAGCATCTTCCTTATTAAACGATAGTGCCGCTCCAAACCGGGGCGGCTTTTTTCTTTATGGCTGACAAACGTCTTTCATGGGCTGACTGGCAAAAAAAGGCTAACGCAGAATACGTCAAAGGGCAATACGGTGCTGCCCAAATGATTAGAGATTGGGGTTATCCAAAAGAGTTTGGTCCTGAGGAGTTTAAAATTGAATTTGACAAAGGTAATGTCAAACGCAAAGATCGCTCTGCACGTCAGCAACACCGTGGTAAGGCAGATGAACTCAGAACCAAACGAGATGTAACCACGACAGAGGCTGCTGAAGCACAAAGAAAAGCGCTTAAAGCTGAGATTACTAAAGAAGCTCAAAGCACTTTGGTTCAATACGGTACAGGTGGTGCTAAACCTATCTTTGAACATAATGTTCAGCTTAGTGATCCTTATTGGCAAACCACCGATAAACCTCCTGGTGATCCGGATAACCTCAGCAAAAGTGATCCATTCTTTGAAGCTCAAAAAACTGAGTTTGAAAAGTACAATACCCAAGCCGGTAGACCGTTTGTTCCTACAGTCAATGAAATTACTGGAGAACTAAGGGTTATTCCTCGCCAGTATTTTGACTCTTTGGCTGATCCTTCTACGCTTCCTGGGTTAGATATTGCTTTAGATGCTGAACCTAAAAAAGCATTTACTGAAGCAATTAAAAACTTACCAGGACTTACTTCTAGAACACCTGGAACAATAGAATTTAACGCAGGTCTTGGTACGCAAGCGTACAAGTCGTTAATGCAAAACAAACGTATGTCTGCTTTGGGTGCTGGCCTTGATGTTTTGACAGATAAAACAACGCAAGAAGCAGTCCTTAAAGGAGATGTTAAAACTGCTGGTACACGATTGGCAACAAGTGCTGCTGTTGGCAACATTGTTGGCTCTGCTTTAAAGGCTGCACCCGCTGTAGCACGTGTAGCTACGCCTGCAGCTGCTGTTGCAACCGGAGCAGCATTGTTTGAACAAGGTAAACCTGGGTCTTTTGTAGAAAAAGCTGTTAATAAAGCAGCTACTGTTGTACCAGGTTTAAAGGCAGATCCACAAACAGATATTGGTAGGCGTGCTTTAAACGAACTTCAATACATTGGAGCTTCTATTCGATTTGGCAAACTGCCTTATACACGCTGAGAGGCCTCTACAAGCCCCTATAACACCCTTTAAACCACCTTTAGGTACAATCTACCATCTATGCCAGTAAAACGCCGTACAGACGCTGCTAGAGGGGACTCCGTGTTAGAGTCCCTTCAACAGGATTTTAAGCTATTTCTCCAAGCCCTTTGGGGACAACTCGATCTACCTTCACCGACACGTGCTCAATACGCTATTGCTGACTATCTACAGCACGGTCCAAAGCGTTTACAGATCCAAGCGTTTCGTGGTGTAGGTAAATCGTGGATTACTGGTGCCTTTGTTCTTTGGACACTCTTTAATAATCCCGAAAAGAAGATCATGATTATCTCCGCTTCTAAAGAACGAGCAGATAACATGTCAATCTTCCTTCAGAAGTTAATTATTGAGACACCGTGGCTAGTACATCTTAGACCGAAGTCAGATGATGCCCGGTGGTCTCGTATTAGTTTTGATGTTAACTGCAGTCCACACCAAGCACCATCCGTTAAATCAGTCGGTATTACCGGTCAGTTAACCGGTTCACGTGCTGATTTGATGATTCTTGATGACATTGAAGTTCCTGGTAACTCAATGACTGAAATGATGCGAGAAAAACTCCTGCAACTGTGTACAGAAGCTGAGTCAATCCTTACTCCTAAATCGGATTCAAGGATTATGTACCTGGGTACACCTCAGACAACCTTTACCATCTACCGTAAATTAGCCGAACGTAACTATCGACCGTTTGTTTGGCCTGCAAGAGTACCTCGTAAACTGTCAAACTATGAAGGATT